TGATGCGATTTTCTGTGGGTTGTGTTTTCCAAGGAGGCTCCCCGCCCATAACATTGGTATCAGAACTACGGGGGTTCAGCAGTCGAACGGATTTCATCGGGGCTCCTTTAGTGGTAATACAGTAATTATAGCACTTTGGGATTTATTGGTCAACCGCCCATAAATACTGCATGATCTTCAATGATAGCAAATATACACGTTGGTATAATCAACTCGTCGGGCAAGCAGGGGCTCGAATTTTGCCACGAGATGTTTATACAGAGAAACATCATATTGTTCCCCAAAGCCTCGGAGGAAACAATAGCATAGACAATCTGGTTAGGCTTACTGCCCGTGAGCATTTTGTTTGCCATTGGTTGCTTACCAAGATGGTTACCGGAGTAAATCAAAAAAAAATGGCCTATGCTTGTAAGCGAATGATGCATAGCAAAAATTCTAGCCAACCCAGATATCAAATTACATCAAGAATATACGAGAACCTTAAGATTCAATTAAATGTAATGCTTAAAAATAGGCAGTTCAGTGAGTCTTGGAAAGAAAAATTAAAACAAGCGGCTAGAAAACGTGCTGACAATGAAAGTATCGATGCCAAAGAAATTAGAAGAAAAACTATGATTAGTGTCAATAAATCGCGCAAAGGTGAGAAACGATTAGCCACCACAGGTGACAAAAATCACATGTTTGGAATAAGACTAACTGGAGAGAGCAATCACTTTTTTGGAAAGAAACACACAGAAGAAACTCTTGCAAAACTTAAAGTCCCAAAACCTAAATTTCAATGTCAACATTGTAAGACAGTTGTAGGTGGCCAATCAAATTTAATACGCTGGCACAACGACAATTGTAAATTAATTTTAGGAGAATTAAAATTCCACGCCTGAGCATGTACCGGCCCAACCGGACTCGAGATTATCAATTCCTTGACCGCATCATAAGTGAGCAATACACTGTAGGTGGCCTCGACATTTTCCTGCACCGATACATGGGACCGCAAACCGGAGGCGAAGATAGTGCATTTTCGGGCAACGGTGATGCCACCCAGCCCACTTATGATAACTTGGATCCTTTGAACATCCAAGATCTCCTGTTGTTAGAAAACCGTGACAGAATTTACGATCCAGACGTGTATTGCATGCGTGGCGTGTACAATCATCAAGACATTGACTTTGATCTAACACAATTTGGCCTGTTCTTGAACAACGATACGTTGTTCATCACATTCCACTTCAACGACATGATTGACATATTAGGACGTAAAATCATGAACGGTGACGTGCTAGAAGTGCCCAATCTAAAAGATTACTATCCATTGAACCCGTCTATTCCCCAGCCATTACCTCGTTACTATGTGGTGCAAGATGCTGACTATGCCACAGAGGGCATGAGCCAAACCTGGTTGCCACACACCTGGCGTGTGAAGGCCACACCAATGACCAACAATCAAGAGTTCAAAGACATACTCAAGAAACCTGTGGTCAGCGAAAATATCTGGGACAACGGCAACTTCTATCCCACTGGCTGGATTACCAACTACGGCGATGTGTACTATCAAGCCCGACAAAACGTACCTGCTGGTACAGACATCACAAACACTGACTACTGGCAATTGTATACTCCACTTACACAAAGCGATGTGTTCAGCACTCGTCCCAAAGACAATCAAATCAACGATGCCATACTCACACAGGCAGATGTAGAGGTTCCACTAAGTGGTTACGATGTCAAACCGCTGTATGTTGTGCCTACCCTGGACAACGGACAACCAGCCAATCCAATTGGTCTAACAAACCAGAGTGGCGACACAGTGGATGGTACACAAGGTGGCATGAATGTCACATCAAAGGCCGATGGCTATACCGTGGGCTACTTGTCCGGTGATGGGGTTCCGCCAAATGGGCTGCCAGTTACTTCAGGAGTACAATTCCCATTGGGTGCTGTGGCCGGCGACTACTGCTTGCGAGTGGATTACTTTCCCAATCGACTGTTCCGCTACGACAGCCGACGTTGGGTCAAAATTGAGGACAAAGTGCGAACAAATCTCAACAACGGGCCTACCAATGATACTTTACGGTCGGGCTTTGTCAACAATACATACACTACGTCCACAACAGATCTTGGTAATATCCCACAACGTCAGAGTCTCAGCCAGATACTGAGACCACGTGCAGACAATGGAGACCAGAAAGGTTTTCAGGATCCCAATCCGCCACCTGATACACAACCGGGCCAGAAATCGAGTTAATCATGAGTCAAATGTTTTTTTACGATGCGCAAATACGCAGATTTTTATTGCAGTTCACACGAATTGTCAGCAACTTTCAAATTGAATATGGCAACGAAACAGATGGCGTGAACAATGCCGCACTAATACGTGTGCCTGTTCGTTACGGAGATGCTAGTCGTAATGCTCAAGTTATTATCCAGGAGAATAGTCGCAACTCAATGCCAGCCTCACCGCTGATGACGTTCTACGTATCAAGTTTAGATTATGATCGTCCCAGAATGCAAGAGCCGTATCATGTGAGCAAAATTCAAGTTCGCCAACGTGCTTATGATACCGAAACTGACTCATTTGAAACCACCCAAGGCAATGCGTTCACAGTAGAGCGACTGATGCCTGTGCCTTATAAACTAGGAATTACACTGGACATCTGGACAAGCAATACCAATCAAAAAATGCAGTTGTTGGAACAAATACTGACCTTGTTCAATCCCAGTCTGGAAGTGCAAAGCACCGACAACTTTATTGACTGGACTAGCCTGAGTGTGGTTGATCTAGAGTCAGTGACCTGGACGTCAAGAACTGTGCCAATTGGTACTGAAAATCCCATTGACATGGCCACTATCAAGTTTAGCCTGCCCATATGGATTAGTTCACCGGCCAAGGTCAAGAAACTGGGCGTGGTAGAACGTGTGATCATGAGCATGTATGATGCGCAAGGTGATCTAAGCAATGCGGTCACAGACAATGACTTGTTGTTGGGCACCAGAGTCATAGTCACTCCTTGGAATTATGAAACTGTGGTAATTGGCAATCAAATACAATGCTTGCAAGGCCGTACTATTGTGCCCAATGGTGCCAATGATGATTTGACCCCCACAGCAATTGTAGCAGGCAGTAGCCTGTTATGGCCGGCTGTGATCAGTGCCTACGGTGTGTTACGCCCGGGTATCAGTCAAATACGTCTGGATCAAGAGGATGGTACTACAATTGTGGGAACCATTGTGATCAATCCCAACGATGATCGATTGTTGATTTATGATATTGATCAAGACACAGCACCACAAAACACCTTGGATCCTATCACTGCCATTATTGATCCACTAATATCTGGTCCCAATTATGGATTGCCTGCACCGGCTGTGGGTCAACGCTATTTGTTAACTGACGCAACTGGCGCAACAATCAACACATATCCTCCAGAAGCATGGCAAGGTGCTGTGGGACAACAGTTGGTAGCAAGTGCCAATGATGTGATTGAATGGACTGGTATCTACTGGCGAATTGTTTTTAACAGTGTGGCTCAAGCGGCAACTGTTCAATATGTCACAAACATTACCACAGGTGTTCAATACGAATGGACTGGTGTCGAATGGGTCAAGAGTTATCAAGGTGTGTATGTTGGAGGCACATGGAGTCTAGTGCTTTGAAGGCAGTGGGAGTGTGGTTCCGCAGTCGGGACACCAAACGCTATCTCTATCTCTTGAGAAACGACGTCAAGCATCCGGGTGCCTGGGGCCTGCCTGGCGGCAAGATCGAAACTGGCGAAACCTTGCTAGGTGGGATGGAACGTGAGTGTATTGAAGAACTGGGTTTCTTTCCCACTTACTTGAGATTGATACCCTTGGAAAAGTTTACATCAGCAGATTTGGCTTTTGAATATCACACCTGGATATGTGTTGTGGACACTGAATTTGTGCCTAGACTCAACTATGAGCACTTGGGATATGCCTGGATTGACGCTGGCACTTGGCCCAAGCCCATGCATCCTGGGTTATGGAATACCATGAATATTGACGCTGTGCAACAAAAAATTCAGCAGATAGAACAGACTTTATAGTCTGCCGACCACAATCTCAATTGTACCTGACACGCCGTCAAAGTTTTCCAATGCTTTGCCGATCACTGTGCCCATGGCAGGTGCGGCACTGGCTTGTGCATATCCATTGCCGGCTGTGACCATCATGTCACCTTTGCGTATGGTACCTGTTACTGACGTTGGCACACGACCTTGAAGAGCCACTGCCACCTTGTGTTCGCTTTCAAGCACACTGTTCATCAAGTGAGCAGGGTTGGTAGATACAACTCCGGCTACTCGCGGATCAGCATTGGTAGTTGATATAGTAACTTCATTTTTGCCACCAAAAATCAACACAGTGCCTGGTGCGTATTCAGCGTCGGTTGAATAAAGTTCTGCTAAGTCAGCGTACTGTGCTGTGGTTGCTTTGCCAAACACAGTGTTAAAATAAACTGTTGAGTTACCGATATTGCCAACACCGTTGGCATTGTTGTTGACAATATTACCGGCACTAACGTTGCCAGTTGATACGGTTAAACTTGAGCCTGTGATGGCCGCGCCTGTAATTGCGCCAGTTGCAGAAATCAATCCACCTGTCAAGATGTTGCCACCAGTTACGTTAGCAGTTACTGATACAACTGCACCCAAATGACTCGAACCGGTGATAGTACCGGTTGCTGATACTAAGCCACCTGTCAACACATTACCACCAGTTACGTTGGCTGTTGCCGAAATCACTCCACCTGTCAATACATTACCACCGGTTATGTTGGCAGCACTGGTTATGGTTGATGTTGCTGATATCAACCCACCAGTGAGCAAGTTACCACCGGTTACGTTGCCTGAGAATGTCGCAGTAGAAACAACCAGCGTGCCAATGATGTTTCCGCCGTAGATGTTGCCTGTAGCGGAGATAATACCGGCACTGGATATGATATTACCTGTTGCTGATATTCCTGTTGTGCCGTCTAGTGATAATGCCATTCTAATTAGTCCTTGCTGTATTTATGGTGCGTAAACATATAGCGTCGAAGCATCGGGCACTGTAATGTTGTATCCAGTTGCAATTGTAACCGGACCCAATAGCAGTGCATTTACAGCATTTGCCACAGTTACGTTGGCTTCCAGAGTCTTTGGCCCTGCAAATGACCCATACATGGTCAAACTGCCCAGATTAATAACCACAGTGTTTGATGCCCCGCCCACGCTCATGGCAATATTGCCCGAAGCAGCCGGAATAGTGATATTTGTAGAACCGTTTGCAATTCTGTCCGCAGTACCTGCGCTGAGTCCGGTTAAAAACGCACCATTTCCAACATAATAATTAGCAGTAATATTGCCAGTTGCTGAAATTTGTCCAGCAGTTAAAATGTTACCACCAGTGATGTTGGCTGTAACTGATACCACAGCACCCAGATGACTTGTGCCAGTTACTGTGCCTGTTGCTGATATTAGTCCGCCGGTTAATAAATTGCCGCCAGTGGTATTGCCACTAACAGTGACCGAAGTCAGTGTGCCAACACTTGTGATGTTTGGTTGTGCGGCGGTGGTCACTGTGCCAGCAGTGGTTGCGCTTGTTGCTGTGGTTGCACTGCCCACAGTTAACGATGAGGCAGTGCCCGTCAATCCAGTTCCTGCACCACTAAATGATGATCCAGTTATAGTACCTGTGGCTGATATCAGGCCACCCGTCAACAAGTTACCACCGGTTACGTTAGCAGTTACGCTTACTACAGCACCCAAATGACTTGTGCCAGTAATAGTACCAGCGGCACTGATCAGGCCACCTGTCAAGATATTACCACCCGTAACGTTACCTGTGGCACTAAGTGTGGTTCCAGAAATTACGTTAGCGCCTGAAATATTACCCCCCGACCCGCTTGGAATGATATTTCCACCTGTAACGTTGCCTGGGGGCATAACCAGTCCAACTGTTAGTAAGTTGCCCCCTGTAACGTTGGGAGCCCTTGGGAATGTTGAAGGGGCTGATATTAATC